CGGTCGGCCTCCCGCTCAAGTCGCTTGTCGTCAAGCTTGCGCAATGCGGCAAAAACAATTACCATGATGATTACCGCTGCGGGAATGCCGATACTTTCGGCTAGTGAAACCCAAACTGATGCAGGTACCGATTCCATGAGATCCTTTCTATTAGTGGGACAAAGGGTAAGATAGCTATTCGGTCCCGCACTAGTCATTTCCACGGTGGGAAAATTTTCCACGGTGGAAATGACATGTCACGCACCGTTGAATTATGTTCTCTACCGTTGCGGGACAAAGTCAAAATGGGACCAAAAACGGGGAACAGGAGCCGATGAGATGCTGAAAAAGTGGTTGAGGATACTGAAAACGGGCACATTCACAGACCGCCACGGGACGCCGATTACCATATCTCCCGAGATGCTGGAGCGTGTTGTTTCGAACTACAACCCGGAATTGTCGGAAACTCCGCTGGTCGTTGGGCACCCAAAGCATGACGCCCCGGCGTATGGATGGGTGGAGAAATTCAAGGTTGTCGGCGATGAACTGCTGGCCCTGCCCAAGCAGGTGGCGCCCGAATTTACCGAGGCGGTAAAGGCCGGGCGATACAAAAAAATCTCGTGCGCAATACGCGAAGACGGCTCTATTCGGCACATTGGGTTTCTCGGTGCCGAACCGCCGGCCGTCAAGGGCTTGGGGAGTGCTGAGTTCTCCGACGGTGACAAGCCCAAATTTGAGGTGGAATTGGGCGAGGAAGAGTGGCGAACGACAAGGAATTTGTTTCTTTCCGTGGTTGACATGTTGCGGCGTTTGAGGGATAAAATAATTGACGAGGATGGCGTTGACGCGGCCGACAAAGTGGCCCACTCTTCGACACTCGATTGGATGCTCCGTGATCTTGACAATCTTGTAGAAAAACCGAGGGAGTTTTCGGAACCATTTTCAAAGGAGTCCGGTGTGGACATAAAGCAACTTGAAGCAGCTCTTGAGAAGGCGACCAAGCTGATCGGTTCTCAGGAGGATACCATCGCTCAGCTCAGCGAAAAAAGTACCTCGCTGGAGGATACCGTCACAGAGCTGAAGTCAAAGCTCGACGGACAGTTCACCGCGATCGCCGAGGGCGAACGCAAACGCATCTCCCGGGAGTTCGCTGAATTCTGTGAACCGATGGTTTCCGCCGGCGCCATGACACCGTACGCAAAATCAATCGCCGTCGAATTGTGCGACCGTTTGCAGGGAGTGACCGAGGTCGAGCTGTCGGAGGGTGACGGAGAGGCAAAGAAGGTTCCGGCCGTCGAGGCTCTGAAGGGCCTGCTCAGTGCGCTTCCTCACGGAGTTGAGCTTGGTGAGGTCGCGACTCGTCGGTCCGCCGGAGGTCAGGTCGACCTTTCCGATTCGGACCAGCTCCTGAGTGCTGCACAGGATTACCAGCTCTCCGAAAGAAAGAAGGGTCGTGAGGTCGGCATCGCCGAGGCGGTGACGTACGTGCAGGCTCATACGAAGTAACCCGATTCGCTCAAACGAGATTCAAACTCAGGGCCGTGCCCTTCAGCAAAAAGTAATTCAACACTGAACCGAGGATAGAAAAATGCTCGATCCCATTAAGACCAAAAACTTCGTTGCCGAATCGGTGATGCCCGCGTATCGTCTGGCGCGAATGGGCACGGTCAAAAACAAAATCCGTGTCGCTGTTGACTCTCAGTCACCATTTGTCGGATTGTCGGATAACCTGGGCGCCGAGAATATCGGTGACCGTATCGATGTGTACTCTCACGGGTTTGCCGAGGTTGAACTCGGCGGGGCCGTAGCGGCCGGTGATGCGTTGACGGCCGACTCGCTGGGTCGAGCGGTAAAGGCTGAGTATGCCGCCAATCAGGTGGTGCACATCGCAGGGTACGCAATGGATTCCGGTGTGCTGGGTGACGTGGTCGGTATGCGGATAAACCCCTGCGCCTATGCCAATGAGTCACAGATCGCGGTCGTAGAAGTAGAACTGACGACGGCCCAGGTGCTTGCGCTCAATGCTACACCGATCGAAGTTGTCGCAGCTCCCGGAGCGGGGAAGGCCATTGTCATAGTGCAGGCGGAGGCGATGCTTGACTATGCCACAACTGCTTACGACGGCATAGCCGCCGGTGAGGACCTTGCCCTTCGGTATACCGACGGGACGGGGACTATTCTGGCCCAGTTCGAAACGACGGGGTTTCTGGATCAGGCAACCGATCAGGTGCGTGTAGCCGGTCCGCAGGTTCCCGTTGCGGGTACAAACCTGACACCGGTTGCAAACGCGGCGGTGGTGGCTCACATGACAACCGGCGAAATCGCCACCGGTGACAGTCCGGTGAAATTGCGGGTACGCTACCGTGTTGTAGATACTGCCTGGTAATCGATTGTTGTTGAACGTTCATTTTTTGGGATAGACAAATACAGCCGGTGAGGATCTGATACTCACCGGCACTACCAAACTCAGGAGGACTTGAGTGAGACACGACAAACTGGTAATGAAAATGCTCGCAGTCGGTAGCGTACTGATTGCAATGCTCGCCGTGAGTGCGTTTGCGATCGCTGGGGGAGCCCTTGAATTCGAAGCAGCAAAGAACACCGGCACCGGGATGCTTCTGGCAGTCCCGCTGGTTGGATTTCCGCTGGATCCGGTTGTGATGGCAATTCAAAAGGGATATCGGAATGCCCGAATGATCGCGGATCTGGTGATGCCCAGAATTTCCGTTGCAAAACAGAAGTTTGCCTATCTGGCCTATGATAAGGCGAATGATTTTTCAATTCCCGACAACTACGTGGGACGCAAGGGCACTCCGAATAAAGTCGAGTTCAAGGCCACCCGCGAAACTGATGAGTGCGAAGGGTATGGCCTGGAGGACGATGTGCCGAAGGACGACATCGACAACGCGACTGGGATGAAGCATGATCCCATTGCTCAGGCCTCACAGGGAATTGCCCGGCAGAATGCTCTGGCCCGGGAGAAGCGCGTTGCCGATCTGGTATTCGATGCTTCCGCCTATGGTGCGGCCAACAAGAAGACTCTGGCCGGCACCGAGCAGTTCGATCATGCCGACTGCGATGCCGTTGAAATCATTACAAACGCACTTGACGCGCCTGCCATGCGTCCGACCCATCTGGCGCTGAGCCGTCACGGCTGGAGCGGCCTCAGCCGGAACAAGGCTATTTTGCAATCCGTAAACCGAAATGCCGGAGACGCGGGGATTGCACGTCGTCGGGACGTGGCGGACCTCTTCGAGCTGGAAGATATCTATGTTGGGGATGCGTGGTACAATACCGCCAAGAAGGGGAAGACGGCAAGTCTTTCTCGGCTCTGGGGTAAACATGCCCTGCTCTTCTACAAGGACGAATCGATGACATCCACCGAAAGCGGTATAACCTTCGGATTCACTGCGGCGTGGGGCGACCCGGTCGGCGGTAAAAAGTGGAATGACAACATTGGGCTCCATGGCGGATATACGGTCAGAGGCGGAGAATTTTTGAAGGAAAAGATTATGGCGAATGATATCGCCTATTTCCTCGAAGACTGTGTATCTTAAGTAAACACTGATCTGATTTATAAGGCCCTCCCGGGAACGGGAGGGCAGCCCTTGGGCTCAAACTAAAGAAGAATCGAATGTACCACAATTACAGCGAATTGATAGAGCAGCTTCCCGAAGAGGATCTTCTGGATCTGGTTGACGACGAACGGTCCGGGCAGATTGTCCAGGACCCGCCGGATGCCCGGATGCAGCGGGTGCTCGAACTGGGCGACAAGGTTGCATCACTGATCGATTCGTACTGTCGTGGTCGCTACCAGGTGCCCTTCACCAATCCGGTCCCGGACATCATTATCGATGTCTCCATCACTCTCCACATCTACAGGCTATACGGTCGCCGTCGTGACCTGCAGACCTCCGAGGAGCAGCGCACTCGCTACAAAGACTCAATGAAGACCCTGAAGCACATACAGGATGGTACGATCCGATTGTTCGACGATCTCCCGTCACCACCCAAATACGAATCGAACAAAACCGCATACAGCAAGACTTTTACCGAAAGCGAATTGGAGAAGTTCTGATGATAAAAATCAAGCCGGGCGTCAATGCACAAGGCGTGAAGCCCGAGATTCTTCTGGCGATTACGATCGCAGCTCCGATGTTCGAGGCCCACGGAGTTGATTGTGTTATCACCTCCCTGCTGGAAGGGGCACACAAGCCGGGCAGTTTTCACTATGACGGACTGGCCGTTGATCTCCGCTCACGGGAACTGACCGAGGGCGGGAAGATTAGCGTGGTGACCGCCTTGCGAGAGGCCCTTGGTGAGCAATACGATGTCGTTCTGGAGTCGACGCATATACACGTTGAATTCGACCCACGGTAAACTGGAGGCACTGTTCTGATGAAATTCATTGGTAAAATCACCGGCATGATATCGCGAGTGACCGGTATCACGTCAATAGCTCCGAAGCTTGTCGCTCTGCTCAAGCAGCTCCGCGAGTTTCGAGCACTGACCGAACGACTGGCCCACAAGTGGATCGATAAAATCAGGGTGATGATCAACGCCGATATGAAGGCGGACCTGCTAAAATGGTTTTTCGAGTTCGAGAACATTACGGAACTCGCCGCCGATATCGTTGAGAAGATCCCCCTGAAGCGGGCGAAAAACTTCGCCATGGTGCTGCGTGGTTTCATTCACATGGACTGGCTCAAGGAGAAACTCCGATAGATGGCTATCCTTGCCGACATAGAATCCGGTGTGGTCTCACGTCTGCAGGCCGTGTGGCCGGCGGGCGTTGAGCAGATTGCGGAGTTTGATATCTCGGCGAGAGTCGACTCGATTGTCTGTCCGGGTGTTTTTGTCGCGGCGTATACCACCGGGTACAAGGTTGTTGCAAAAGACCTCTTTCACCGCAATGTCACCGTGCAGGTGTTCCTGGTCAATAAGTCTCTGCGAGGGCACCAGGAGCGTCGGCACGGGACACACCCGATAGTCGAAGCCTGTGAGCAACTGCTGTCCGGTCAGGATCTCGGGCTGGAAATAGATCCATTGATACCGGTACGCTGCCCGGAGGTTACCGACGCGGAACTGAGAGCGGCTCGGAAGGTTGCATTTCGCCTCGACCTTCGCACCGGTTGTGAGGTCGAGAAAATGGACGAGACCGAGGCCGTTGACCTGCTGCGAATCGGTGCGACGTTTCTGTACAAGCCCGGCGATGATCTGCCCGAGTCGTCGGTACAAATTGACCTGTAGATGGGATCTGGTATGGGTACTCTTTATGTAATGTCGAAACCCGGGCAACCGTGCCCACGGGAGCGATCCCGGGAAACGATAAGCGATATCGCTCCCGTTGCGGTCCCGAACAGTAATTATTACCGCCGCCGGATTGCGGACGGATCTCTGATCGCCTGTGACCCGCCCAAACCGCCGAAGGCCGCCTCGACACGGAAAGACAAGAAGGAGAAAAGTAAATGAACTTCGAACAGATTTCTTCATCTCGACGGACTCCCGGAGTAGAGACTGAGGTCAATACCAAAGGCGCCTCTCAGAATCCGCCGGCCAACAAACAGCGCATCATGATTGTTGGACAGCGCATGTCGGCGGTCATCAGTACCCCGTCATTTGTCGAGTCGTCCTCTCCCGGGAATGTTGACTGTACCCTGTCCGGCACGGCCGCTTTTACCGGATCGGTATTACGGAAGTTCATTGTTGAGATCACCGGGACCGGAACCCCGGACACATTCCGCTGGTCAAAGGACAACGGTGCGACCTGGACAACGGGTGTGTCGTGTGCGACTGGGGACATTACGTTGACCGAGGGCGTTGTGATCACGTTTGGATCGACCACCGGACACGCGGTCGGGGACAAGTGGACTTTCGTCGCATTTCCCGCCGGAACGGTTGACCAATTGACTCCTACTCGGGTGCTCCGTGTGGGTGACGCCTCCGGGTCATTTGGCCGGGGCTCCGTGCTACACCGCGCAATCAAGGCATGCCTCGCGACGGCCGAGCACTACGGGCAGATCGATATTAACGCAACGGCCATGGACGATGCAGCCGGCGCCGCCGCCGAAGGTTCGATTACCGTCACCGGTCCGGCAACGGCCGCGGGATGGTATCGGATACGCATTGGCGGGGCGATCTTCCAGGTCGCATTCTCTAAGGATGATACGGCCGCAGAGATTGCTCTCGCCCTCAAGGGAGAGCTGGACCGGGATGCCGGTCTCGACCTCCCGGTGACCTTCCATCGGGATTCGTCGTCCCTTGCGAAGCTGGTATTCAAAAGCAAACACCTGGGCACCGTCAATAATGATCTGAAGATCGAGGCCGAGTACACGTCGAACGCCGGAGTCGGTGCAACGGTTGTACAGCCGACCGGCGGAAACACCGACCCGAGCAATTTCGCATCCGCGCTCGACTCATTCCAGGCCGAGCGGTATCACGTTATCGGGACATGTATCGCGGACGCGACAACTATGGCGGCTCTCGCAACCCAGATCGATGTGCTCAACGGACCCAACGTTCAGAAGTGGGCGATCGGTGTCGGCGGATCGAACACCGGGACACTGTCTACGGCAACGACTCTCGCCGCCGGTGTCAATGACTGGGAAAGCCAACTGGTATGGTTCAAGGGCTCGTACTCTCCGGGGTACGAGATCATGGGGGCGTACTGTGCGGTAAAGGCGTACATCGAAGACGCGGCGGAGCAACTCAACCACCGGGAACTGTTTGGGATACACATCCCGTCGGTCGCCGATCGCGTCGATGAGACTGATATCGAAACGGCTCTCTGGAATGGAGTGACTCCGATCAAGGTGAACCGTGTTGGCAGAGCTGCTATCGTGCGAGCTATCTCTACCGATGTGGAACACGATTGGGCCGTGGACATTACCACGGCCACGAGTTTGCAGCGGTTCCAGGATGCATTCGTACGTCGATGTGAGAGTGTGTTCGTTGGCCCCGCCGCCAAGAATCTGGGAGAGTCAACAGTCAAGGCTGTCGTCTCACAAGCCTTGTTCGTGGCACGGCAACTGGAGGGTGAAGGTGTTCTCAGGAAGATTAAAGAATACAAATCACAGTTTGTCGGTGAAGAAGATCCCGGAGATGCAAACCGCATAAACGTCGCATGTCCGTCCCCGGTTGTGCCCGGCCTGCATCGTATCTGTGGACGTTTCGATCTTGTCTGGGGTGGATAATATCGTTGGGTGGTAGCGGCGACCTCGCCGCCACTATCTCTACTTTAAGGAGCAATGCAGCATGGCAAAGAAAATCGTTTCTCGATGTGATGTGGAGGTCGCGGGATCGCGGGTGACCTATTTCAAGGATTTCACGGAGGACGCTCGGGAGATCCGGCGACAAGTGAAGCTCATGAGTGGTCATGCGATCATGGATGTCAATCCCGACCAGACGTTTCGGATCAGCTACGTTAAGCCAAAGGGGACGCCGGTCGACTGGGAGGGCGTAGAGGATGAGACTGTCACGGTGACCATCGAGTCGGGAGAGCGGATCACATTCTCGCCGTGCAGCGTTCTATCGGTCGGTGAGTATACGATCGATAATGAGAACGAAGTCGTGCAGCCGATCATATTCGCATACGAAGACCGCACGGTTGAATAATCTACCTGGTAATAAAGCGCCCACGTTGCAGAACGGGGAATGGTCGGGTTGTGGGCGCCCCGACCACCTTTCAGGTACTGATCAAAGGGGACTCAAATGAATGGACGAAAGACGGCAGTCAATTTCAGTCAACGGCCCACGGTGGAGACATTTGAGCAGATTCCTGATGGTCAGTTTTTCATTTTTGGACATGGTCCAAAATTGTGTAAGAAAATTCCTGAATTCGCAAATTTCTACGATGAACAGATTACGTACAATACCATTGTCGTGGTTGACCCGGCAAACGCGACAAACTCGTGGGACCTTTTGCATTTGGAGGATGATATCCCAGCAAAATTCGTTGCAAATGTCGATGTGCAGGTCATCCCGGCGTAAACCCGAACCCAAAAGGTCGATAATTGAAGACATACATCGGAACCAAAATCGTCAAGGCCGAACCGTCGACATTCGGGGAGTACTATGGTACGCGGGATTTCGATCGCCCCGGCTACCGGGTGGAGTATGAGGACGGATACGTTTCGTGGTCCCCCAAAGACACATTTGAGCGGTGCTATCGAGAAGTCGGTGACGCGGAAATCGAACTGATACAACAATCGTAAAGGAGCAGACTGAAATGATCACAGAAAAGGGAACGCTTGTTGTCGGGCTGCCGGTCCCCAACGAGGCCGGACTCCACAAGGAATTTGAGATTCAGCCGATGTTCGTCAAAGGTTCGATCGAAGCGGAGGCGTACGCGAAAGACAAATCCGAACACCATGCCGTGATCTACGGCATCGCCTCTCAAATCGTTAAGGTTGGCGCCCTCTGTCAGTGGGATTGGAAAGACACTGCGCAGTTTGCGGATTACCTGATCGATAACATTGCCGAAGTCGATCTGATCATACTTGCCGACGCTCGCCATCGGCTCGAAAAAAAACTCGACGATCTTATTCAACGGCCGGAAAACACGACCGAACCCGAAACGACCGACTGAAAATTCTTCTGCTCATGCAGAAGGGGTTTTCGTATCAGGACGTTTGCACAATGACTCTGGCCGAGTTCGACGAGTGGGTTTCCCTGATCCTCCCTGAATCCGGCAAAACTGTACACAATACCAGACAGATTGAGATAGACGACGATGAGTGACGATATGAACCTGCGCATACGGTTGTCGGCTGAGAATGCCGGTCTCAGGCGCGGTTTGTCGTCGGGGCAGCGTAGCGTTCGGTCATTCTCCAGTGTTGCAAAACGCGAGATTGCCGGGATCAAGCGCGTGTGGCAGTCAACCGCCGGGAAGCTGGCCGGTCTGGGGCTGGGCGTCGGGTTGACCGCAATGGTTACCGACAGTGCGAAGCTGGACAAAAACCTGATCAAGATCCGGCAGACGGCCGGGGCGACCGTTACCCAACAAGTAGATCTCCGGCGAAAGCTGCACCAGTGGTCGCGTCGCACCGGTGACAGCATCGAGGATCTCAAGGAAGGGTTCAACGGTCTGGTGCAGTCGGGGCAGAGCTGGAGTGAAGCCATGGCGACCATGGACGGCGTCAACGTCGCCATGGGAGTCACCGGTGCTCAGGCAACCGTTCTCGGGAAAGCTCTCACCGTGGCCGGTACGGCTTTCGACTTTGACCTGGCCAAACCCGGCCGCGCTCTGGAGCTGCTCGATCAAATGACCGTGGCCGGGCGTCTGGGTAACGCGGAGCTTGAAGATCTGTCGGCGGTGTTCGGGCGTATCGGTGTCAATGCGCGAACCGCCGGAATGGGGTTTGAGAAGACCCTTGCGTTTGTCGAGGGGCTGTCGATGATCGAGCGGGCGCCGGAACGTTTGGCTACTTTAGCCGACAGTACTCTGCGCCTGTTCACGAATGCACGGTATGCGGCCCGGGCTCAGAAAGCAACCGGGGTAAAGTTCTTCGATGCCCAGGGTTCTCGGCGCGATGCTATGGCCGTGCTGGCAGACATGAAAACGGAATTCGACAAGTTACGCACCGATGCACAGGAAACCGCATGGATACAGGAAGCATTCGGCGCCGCCGATCTCGATACGATCAAGGGGTTGCGTCTGCTCCTGAGCGGAGACATGCTCACCCGTATCGGCGGATTCACACAACAGATTGCCGCCGCCGGAGGGACACTGGAGAAGGATCTTGCCGGTGCGATCGATAATGCCTATGATTCATCACGCAGGCTGAAAGCCGCGTTAAAGGAAGCTGCAGACGGGTTTGCAACGCCATTCAAAAAGGGTGTTAGCCGGGCGGCAAAGTGGGCTCTCGATGAAGCAAACCTCAGCGGCGGAGAAATGGTCGGCCTGGGCGCTGCCGGCATTGCAGCGTCGTATTTCGGCGGTCGTTTGTTGAAGGGTGGAGTGTCGAAGCTGCTCAGTCGATTTGGGCGTACCGGTGCGGGAGTCGCCGAGGGTAAGGCGCTGGAACAAATGGCGGGTGTCACGCCGGTGTATGTCGTCAATATGCCGGGGAGTGGCATGGGTAGTGGCGGTGGTGCTATCCCGGGACTCGGTGGTGCGGCTGCCGGCGGGAAAGGCGCTGCGGCCGCGGCCGGACTCGGTGTAGCGGCCCCTCTGCTTGCGGCGGGTCTGGTTGGTGGCGGGCTCTATGCAATGCATAAGCAAAACCAGGTGTACACAAGAAACGCACTGGCACAGCAGGCGTACAAGAAACGAGAGTACGACGACCTAATCGATGCGGAAACCGGTAAGGTGTATCGGCCGAAAGCCGGTAACCGTGCATCCGGTGTCGTGTCGGTTAAACGTGTGGACACCGGGCGGGAGTTGAGCCCGGATGAGGTTGAGCAAATCACTGCCGGTGGTGGTGAGCGTGCTCTGCGTATTAAGGATGGAGATGTTAACGTCACGGTGCATATCGATTCCGCCGGACGTGTCCAAACCGATGCGGACGGCATGAACACAAATACACAGGTCAACGTACCTCACGGTCCGCTGGTCATCTATCAGGGGGAGAACTGATATGCGGCCATACATCGGGGCTCTGGACGAATTCCAAAATCTGCCGATACGCTCAATTGACGACGTGACGTCGAAGAACATTGTGAAGCACGAGTACGCCTATCGTGATGGCGCGAGCCTGGAGGATCTGGGCAACGGTCCGCTGGAGCTGTCGATAACCGTGCTGTACACACGAGACCGGTATGATGAAGGGCGAGACCTGCGTGAGTATTTGAGAGAGAATCGGCAGGTATCGTTTGTGCACCCGGAACTCGGTTTGCTCAAAGGCCGGATTGGCGATTCCCGCGAGCGGCACGACGAAGCATCCCGCAAATGTGAAATATCATTCAGCTTTATCGAAGAGGGTATCAGCGAATCGTACGTAAGGGCTCAGGTCGATGTTGTCGCCGCGATGGAGCGCACCTACGTGGACTCGATCGCCGAGCAGAAGGAACGATTCGCCGAGTCGCTCAAAGAACAGCTCGGAGCTGAAGCCGGGGATCTGTTGGCTGCGGAGGTTGATTCAGAATCGAGCCTGATTGCACAACTGGGGAAACTTTCGGTCAAAGCGCGAAAGGCGGTCAATACTATTGACAAAGGCTTGGACAAGGTCGATTCAATAATAGATAAGGCCGAGGTCGGTGCTGACAGCGTCATCAAGTTGGTCAACTGGGGACTAACAATACCCGACAGAGTCATAAAGGCCTCCGCCGAAGTCGTTGAGCGTTATGTTGAGGCAGTCAAAAGCCTGAAGGCCTTCCCCTACCGGTTCGCTCACGAGCTAAAGCGAAATGTGAAGGAATTGATCTCGAACACCTCGGAGCTGGCCGAGGAGCTGAACCTTGCCGGTGCGACGCGTCTGGCGGTCGAGGTGGCATACATTTACGATGAGGATGAGCGGAATCGGGAGACGGTACGTCAACTGGAATCGCAACCACCGTTCGATGAATTCGGAAATCTGGTAGAAGTGGATCCACTTCCTCCGGTCGCCGTGCCGGTGGAACTGGAACGTGCGTTGATGCTCACCCGGGAATGGCTGCAGGAGTGTGTGGATACCGACCGTGACCTTCGCACGCCGCAGGAAGCGGCGCTCACGCTGCTGAAGGATTACGAGCGCAAACTGCAACTCGACCGCGTGAAGACTATCACAGTGGATCAGCCCACACCGCTG